CCCGACAACTCGCAGACCTACACGTTCGTTTACTGGCGACTGCGCCGTATTCAGGACGCTGGCGTGGGTGGTACGTACACACAGGACATCCCGTTCCGCTTCCTCAATGCGTTGGTGGCGGGTTTGGCGTATTACCTGTCTATGAAGCTCCCTGACGCGCTGGAGCGCATGCCAATGCTGAAGCAGCAGTACGACGAGGCTTGGGAATTGGCTTCGACGGAAGACCGTGAGAAGGCGTCGGTACGATTCGTACCGCGTGAAGCCTTTATTTCATGACCAACCGTTTTGCAAACGGCGCAAAGGCATTCGGTTTTTGCGATGTCTGTGGGTTTCGCTTTGACCTGAAGAAGCTCAAGAACCTGACGGTAAAGACCAAGCGAACGGCAATCAAGGCGTGCCCCCAATGTTGGACACCGGATCAGCCACAGTTGCAGCTTGGTATGTACCCGGTCAGCGACCCGCAGGCTATACGTGATCCTCGTCCAGACACGAACACTTGGTATGCCTCAGGCCAAACTGCTCTTGGGACCATTGGTGAAGGCAGTCGCGTGATTGAGTGGGGCTGGGCTCCTGTGGGCGGGTCCAGTGGTTTTGATGCGCCCCTGACGCCGAATAGCTTGGTCGGGCAGGGTTTAGTCGGTATAGTCGCGGTATCTACCGCTTAAGGAGCGATGATGGAAAAAGCAATGCGCAAGGTCGCCAAGGAAGAAGTTGGCAAGCACGTGAAGGCCATGCACAGCAAGGGATTCAAAAAGGGCGGTCCGACCACTGACGACCGCATGAAGTACGGGAAGAATCTTTCCCGCGCCATGAACCAGAAGACGGGGTGAACTATGGGCAAGATCACAAAGCTGCCGCCTGCCAAGCAGGCATACCCCCAGGAAGCCGAGAACCCTCGGGATCTCTGCATGGTGGTGAACAACATCTCCAAGCATCCTGCTCCGCCTGCCAAAACTTCCGGCATCAAGCAGCGTGGGTCTGGTGCTGCTACGCGGGGCTTCATGTCTCGTGGGCCGATGGCGTAATTTAGAAATTTTTGGCGGGAAGTCCAAAAAGTGAACTACTCCGAGTTGAAGACCGCTGTTGAGGACTACGTCGAGAACACGTTCTCGGCGACTGACTTTGCCACAATGACGAAGTTGGCAGAGCAGCGCATCTACAACGCGGTCCAACTCCCCACGCTACGCAAAACTTCCACGCTGTCTCTGACGGGGCAGAACGTCAACGCGCCCACGGACTTTTTGTCGGCTTACAGTCTTGCGGTGGTGCTGGCTACGGGCAGCTACGAGTTCCTCCTGAACAAGGATGTGAACTTTATCCGTGAGTCGTACCCTGACCCTGCAGTGACCGGGACTCCGAAGTACTACGCGCTGAACGGCACCACCACGCCGCTGGTGCAACGGTTCTTGTTTGGCCCCACGCCGCCTTTGTCGCCGCTGCTGTCTGCTGAACTGAACTACTTCTACTACCCCGAGAGCATCGTCACGGCCACCAACACATGGCTGGGCGACAACTTTGAGTCCGTACTGCTCAACGCGGTGTTGGTCGAGGCTGCTCGGTTCATGAAGCAGGAGCCCGACATTGTGGCCGAGGTGGACAAGCAGTACGTGCAGTCGCTGACGTTGCTAAAGAATTTGGGTGATGGGAAAAATAGAACCGACGCTTACCGGACGGGTCAAGTGAGAACACAGGTGATCTAAATGGCCTTGGTGCAAACGCTATGCTCTTCGTTCAAACAGGAGTCATGGCTGGGTATTCATGATCTGGATACCGATGTCCTGAAGATGGCGCTCTATACGAGCGCCGCTTCTCTTGGTGCTGACACCACGGTCTACACGGCCACGGGCGAGGTCTCTGGTACGGGCTATACCGCAGGGGGCGTAATTCTCACGAACGTGCAAGTCCTGCTCTCCGGCACCACTGCCTACTGTACGTTTGATAACCCTGCCTGGACTAGCGTGAGTTTCACGGCCCGAGGGGCGCTGATCTACGACACCTCCAAGGCTGACCGGGCTATTGCAGTTCTGGACTTCGGTGCCGACAAGGTTGCGGGTCCAAACTTCACAGTGCAGCTTCCTGCGCCCACTGCCACCACGGCGCTTCTTCGCTTCGCGTAAGGTAAATCATGCCGTCAACCTATACCACGTCCCTAAAATTGACACTTCCCGCCACGGGAGAGAATTCCGGCACCTGGGGGAACATCGTCAATACCGGCATTACGCAGCTAGTGGATGATGCGGTGGCCGGGACAGCCAACATTACTATCGGTGCTACAAACTACACGCTGACCAACACTGATGGCGCGGTAAACGAAGCCCGAAAGATGTTCATTGTGGCTACCGGCTCCCCCGGAGCGGCAAGAAACGTCATCTGCCCTTCAGTCAGTAAGCTGTATTTTCTCTACAACAACGTCACCGGGGGTCACGCACTGACGTTAAAGACGCTGTCGGGTACAGGGATCACCGTACCTAACGGTAAAACGATGGCGCTGTACTGCAATGGCACCGATGTTGTAGACGCTATCACAAACCTGAGTAGTTTTACTATCGGTGGGTTTACGTTGTCTCTTGGAGGGAACGCAACGTTTGCCAATGCGTTTACCACGGTCGGTGCTTTTAGCGTAACTCTGACAGCGACAAACACTACATCTATTACGTTGCCCACTACGGGTACGTTGGCTACTCTGGCGGGAACAGAAACGCTGACAAACAAACGGGTCAACCCCCGCGTTGACACGATTGCAAGCGCAACTACGATCACCCCCACTGCGGATACTTGTGACGTTTACACAGTCACTGCGCTAGCGACCAACCCCACGATTGCCGCACCATCAGGTACACCTGTCAACGGGCAGAAGTTAATTCTGCGCATCAAAGACAACGGGATTTCCAGAACGATTACTTGGACAACTGCGCTGGGTGGGTACAGAGTGATTGGTACGGTGCTGCCTACAACCACCACGATCAACAAGACTATCTACGTCGGCTGCATGTACAACTCGGATGCTGGGTACTGGGACGTAGTTGGCATCGCCTCGGAGACCTAAATGGCAGACCGTTATTGGGTTGGCGGTACCGCCAACTGGGATGGAACCGCAGGTACTAAATGGGCCACCACTTCCGGTGGTGCTGGCGGCGCTTCGGTGCCTACTTCAGCCGACAACGTATTTTTTGACGCTAATTCAGGTGCGGGTACTGTAACGATTGCAACAGTCAACGCTAACTGCAATAACTTAAACTTTACCGGCTTCACCGGCACAATCTTTAGTGTTTCAAACACGCCGGAAATATACATATACGGTAACTTGGTTGTATCTGCAAGTGTTGCTGCTTCCGCGCTAATATTTATTGGTTCTGGCGGTGGTTGGACGCTTCAAGATGCCTTAACCAATACTGCACCAATAGAAATAAACAACGGAACATTCACCACAAACAACTACAACATATCCTGCGATTCGTTTGCCTGCACCGGCGGCACTACAGTATTGGGATCCTCCTCAATAACGTGTATCTTTATTTTGACTATATCGGGTGGCACTATAAACGCTGGCACATCGTCAATAACAGCTGGCGTCTTGCAAATACTCTCGGGTGGACCACATACGCTGTACAACGTGACGGTCAACAGTAGTAGTATACCCTTTGTCCAATTGGCTGCTGCAACCACATTTAATAATTTCTCCATAGTACCAAGCGCGGCATATACACAGGTTGGGCTGTCTGCAAATATAACTGTATCCGGCACTTTCACAAGCAATGGCACAAGTGTTCAAGACCGTAACATTATTTACAGCAACATTCGGGGTACGCAAAGAGTAATTACTGCGGCTGCGGTGTCTATTCAAGACACGGACTTTCGTGATATCAATGCCAACGGTGCGGCGGTTCCGTGGGCGCTATCTGGGCAGCGTGTAGGGGATCTTGGTAATAACTCTGACATTACATTCCCTACAGCCGTAACTCGATATGCAGTGGCTGCGGGCAATTTTTCCAACACCTCTGTCTGGTCGGCTACTTCTGGGGGCGCGGTAGGCGCGTCAGTCCCCCTACCGCAAGACACCGCTGTGTTTGATGCTAATACTGGGGCTGGCACATATATATTTAACATGCCCCGTATCGGTACTTTGAACGCAGGGGCTCTAGGCGCTCGCGTGATCTCCCTTGGGGTAGATATTGAAGTATATAAGAGTTTCACACTAAGCTCGGCTTTGACGTTTAATAATAACAGCAAAGGATTATATTTTTTGGGGGATGGAGCTAATACCGTAAACACCGCCGGAAAGCAGTTGTACACTGCAATTTTTTCTGGTAACTATAAACTGAGCGCGGATTTATCCGTTCAAACAGATGTATATATTTATGGTGGATTATTTGAAGCTAATGGTTATAACATTACTTCTAATACGTTTTCTGTTCAAAACATTACAACTGGATACATCTCCTCCCCAAATTTAACTATTTACATGGGGTCTGGAACATGGAGAGCCACTGGAACTTCTGCGTGGAGTTATATCGCAAGCGGTACTTCGGCTCTTTTTTCAGAAACATCTACGGTTGAAATAGCTGCATCCGCAGCGTCAACGTATACTTTTTCCGGGGATGGGCAAACGTATTACAGGTTTTTGGTAAGTGGCTCCACTGGTGCTTCGACAGTTGCAATTACCGGCAACAACACGTTTAATACTATCTCCAGTACTAAATCCAACGCTTATACATTGCGGTTTACGAATGGGCAGACTACAACAGTTACAAATTGGAGTGTAAACGGCACGGCGGGTAATATCATTACCATTATTAGCGCATCTGCAGGTAGCAGGTTTAACTTGACCAAAGCTGGTGGTGGTTTGACTGTTTCAAATTTTGTATCTGTTAAGGATTCAAACGCGTCCCCAACAAACACGTTCTACGCAGTCAACTCAACAAACGCAGGCAACAACGTGAACTGGACGTTCAACTTCCCAAGTAGCCAAGGCAACTTGCTGGCGTTTTTCTGAGGATTCAGCATGATTGATCTCATTGGTGGCGGTGTCCTCGGCTCCCTTCTTGGTGGCTTGTTCCGCCTTGCCCCGGAAGTCCTGAAGTTCTTGGACCGCAAAAACGAGCGCCTGCATGAACTCAAAATGTTTGAGCAGCAGTGCCAACTGGAGCAGATGCGCGGTGCGCAGAAGTTGCAGGAGATTGGTGCTCAGCATGGCATGGCCGTGGATGTCGGCGTATTGGATGCTTTCAAGTCTGCGCTTGATCAGCAGACTGAAATGGTCAAAGCTGCAGGGGGCTGGGTCGCCAGCCTTTCTGCTTCAGTCCGTCCGGTGGTTACCTACTGGATCTTGTTTCTGTGGTCATTTGTCCATGTTTGGTTTGCATGGAATGCTTGGCTGTCTGGTGCTGAGCCTGAGCAAGTGTTCAAAACCATGATGACCCCCGACTTCGCGGCGTTAGTGGCCGGGACCATAAATTTCTGGTGCTTGGATAGAACTTTGAAGCAACGAGGGCTTGCGTGAATCTCGACGTAGCCGTAGCGCTTTGTAAGCAGTTTGAAGGCTTACATCGTGTAGGTGCAGACGGGCTCATCTACCCGTACATCTGCCCCGCTGGCTACCCCACAATTGGTTGGGGGACGGTCTACAAGCCTGACGGCTCCAAGGTCACGATGGAGCACCCACCTATCACACGAGATATTGCCGACGCTTGGCTAATGGATGAACTACGCCGAGTCTGTGCACCTGCGGTAATCCGTCAATGTCCTGAACTCTTTGCGTGGAGCGTACAAAACGGACAGTGGCGGCAATTCTGTGCCATCGCTGACTTCACGTACAACCTTGGGTCCGGTAGACTGCAGACTTCCACCTTACGGCGCAAACTACGTGCGCTGGACTGGGAAGGGGCCAAAGAACAGTTGGATCTGTGGGTGCGCGGTGGCGGGCGTGTACTGCCCGGTCTGGTCAAGCGTAGAGCCGCAGAGGCGGCGTATGACGGGGACAAAATTCGTTTTCGTCAGGGCACGCCGGAAAAAATTGGTGGGTGGCAGCCGTACTCTACAAACACCTACCTTGGCATTTGCCGTGCCTTGTGGCCGTGGTCTACATTTTCCTACTCAGGGTTGCTGGGTGTAGGTACAAACTTAAAGTACTACATTGCTTTTGGGAATGTCTACTACGACATTACTCCCATTCGTAGGACTGTTGTTCTTACCAACCCTTTTGCAACCACGTCAGGATCCCCCACAGTTACAGTTACAGATTTGACCCACGGTGCTTTATCCGGGGACTACGTTACGTATACGGGTGCTTCTACCGTTGGAGGGCTCACTATTTCTGGTGAGTATGTAATTACTGTTATTGACGACAATACTTACACGATCAACGCTGGCAGTAACGCAGGGGCTACGGTTCTTAACCCCCCCGGTGGTGGTGGCACCGTTACTGCCGATTACCAAGTAAACACTGGAGGGGACAGTGTATGGAACCACCAAAACTTTGGCGAAGACCTTATTTTTGGTCCAATTGGTGGGGGTTTGTATTATTGGGATGCTTCAAGTGGGCTGCTTAATCGCGGCGTTTCACTCAGCTCTTTGTCTGGAGCCACAGATGTTCCGGTGATACAAAACCACATGTTGGTGTCGGACGCTTCTCGTTTTGTGTTAGCGTTTGGTTGCAATGATTACGGATCTTCTGCACAAGATCCGATGTTGATCCGCTGGACAGACCAAGAAAGTGCGGTTAACTGGGCACCTGCAGCAACCAACCAAGCGGGTAGTTTGCGCTTATCCCACGGATCTGAGATCGTTGCAGTCGGACAGGTTCGCCAAGAAATCCTAGTCTGGACAGACACTTCCTTGTACTCGTTGCAGTACCTCGGCCCCCCAATTGTTGGGGGGTCACAACTTCTTACGGACAATGTCTCTATCTTCAGTGACCGTGCCTGGGCGGTTGCAGCAGGTGTAACCTATTGGATGGGGCAAGAGAAGTTTTATATGTACGACGGGCGTGTAAACACGCTGGAATGCGATGTTCGTCAATACA